CGAGTCGATCGGCTCGAACACGTAGATCGCGGCCGCGCTCGGTGGCGCCGGCTCGGCCGGCTCGGCGCTGCTGCTCGTGAGTTCCGCGGCCGGGCGGGCCGCGTGCTCGATGCGGAACCCGCGCGCCGGCGGCCGCGCGAGCGCGGTCGGCGGGCGCAGCACCCCCGGCCGAGCAGCTGCGCGGAGAGCGGCCGCGCCGGTCCCCCGTCGTCTCGTCATGGCGCGGTGTCCTCTCCAGTGGCGGGCGCGGCCGCGGCGGCCGGCGGGTTGGTGATCTCGATCGGCGGGAGCCCGACGAGCCGACACGCGTCGAGCGGGTCGACCCCCATATCCACCAGCATTTTGAAAATGCCGACCTTCGCCGCGAGGTTCTCGTTATCGGCGGCCCGGTCCTCGGGGATGGGCGCGACGTAGTCGAACTCCAAATCGGCCGCGGATGACGGGCCGTACATCGGGAGCAGCTGTGTATTCAACGCGTCCCGGGTGCGATCCAGCCGGGGCACCACGAGCCACCGGCCGTAGACCACTTCGCCCGCTTCGGCGTTCGCGCGGTTGACGTCCTGCACCGAGCCGAGCATCGATTTCGGGAAGCCGAATCCCTCTCGGACGATCTCCCGTGACAGTTCGCTTAGCTCCGCGAACTGCATATCGCGCATCGTGTACGTGCGCTCTTTCCAATCCATCCCGCGTTCTAGGATGGCGACCCGGTTCGCGTTGCGGACCCCGCGGTGCTGCTCGTCCCACCGTGTGCGGACCTCGCGCAGCTCGTCATCGGTCAGCACGTCGGGGTAGGTGAGCATCCCGCCCGGCGTCGCGTTGTTCTCGTAGAACGCGGCCGTGTACGCCTGCGATAGCTGCATCGACCGCAGGTGCACGAGCAGCGGTTGCACCGCGGACAGACCCGCGAACCAATCCATCGGGTGCGGCATGACCTGTCGCACGACGCAGTCGACGTCGACCCACTGTCGGATGCCGGCGCCGGTGTACCAATAGTTCGAGATGAATTCGTCGGGGTCGGGTTGCGGCACGAGCCGGTCGGGCCGGACCGGCCACAGCTCGACGGGGATCGATCCGAATTTCGCGACGAGCCACGGCGTCACGCCGGTTAGCTCGATGTGCTGCTGCGAGATCTCCCGGAACTGTCTCGCCCCGATGTGCGCATTGGGCTTGCGCCACAGGTCGAGCGCGGCATGCGACTTGACTAGCTTCCGGTCGGACTTATCGCCGCTGGCGCTCTTTTTCCACAGGTTCCACTCGACCGATGCCACCGAGGTCTGCAGCCGCTCGACGATCGCGAACAGCGTGCTAACGGCGCCCATCGCCGACAGCAGCTGCTCGTCGGAGGCGCCGCCGAGGTACCCCATCCCCGCGCCCTGCATCGTCAGGGGCGGGCGCTGCGGTGTCGGCGCCGCGGCGGCGGCCGGGCGGCGGCCGCGCACGACGTCGAGCACCGGGCGCACTAGCTCACTCCCGGCTCGGGCGGCTCGTCGCCGGCGTCGGGGTGCACGGCCCGGCCGAGCAGCAGCAGCGACGCGCCGAGGACACCCATCCCCGCGACCGGGTGCAGGTGCCACGCGCCGACGGTGAGGACCCCGAGCCCGCCGGCGTCGAGCCCGAGCGAGCCGAGCAGCTGCAGCCGTCGGGCTACAGGAACCGGAGCACCGCCCGCCCCCGCAGGTCGGTATGGGCCGTCACCCATCGAGCGGCGTCGAGCGCGTAGGCGTCCCCACACGGCCGCACCTCCCCGTCCCGGTCGTCGACCGGCCACACGTACCCGGCTAGTTCGTCCACAAGAGACGTCGGTCTAGCTGCGGCGCGTAGTGATTGATCAATGCTAACTACTGTGCCAGACGCGACCCGCAGCTGATCGCGCGCCACGCGCGCCTGCATCGCTGCGATTCCCTCGGAGAGGTCGCCGGCGGGCGCCCGGGCCACCACTCCTAGGGCTTGCTCGAACGCGCGCCGGTCGGCTCGTGGGGACTCGGAGAGGACCGTCCGCGGAGCCGGGAGCCCGAGTGCGGAGATCTCCCGGCCGACCTCGGCCGGGTCGATCGGGAGCAGCCGGCCGTCGACGCGGCGCACCGGTGCCCGATAGATCTCGTGCTGCAGCCACAGCACGCCGTCGGGGTCGACCACCCAGCACTGCCAGACCAGCGGGCGCCGGAGCCCGACGCCGTAGGCCCACACACGCGGCCAGCCGGGATCGGTGTCCGGCTCGTCGAGCCCCGCCGGGAGGTCGCCGACGAGCGCGGCCGGCGGCACCGGGTACACGCGCTCCGCCGAGCCCGAGGTGAGTTCGTCGAGCGCCATCGACGCGCCCACGAGTGGCCCGATGTCGCCGGCGGAATCGCGCTGCGACCACAACCACCCGCCGTCGCCGATGTCGCGCCGGCGCCCGGCCGACACGGCCGCCTCCATCAGCTCGTCCCCGAGGTGCGCCAGCTGCGCCCCGTTCACCGCGTCGTAGAACGCCTGCGACGCGCGGGCCACCCGGCCGGTAGCCATCGGCACGACGTCGGCGCCGGCGGCCTGCAGGCGCCCGACGAGAGCGCCGGCGGGCGCACCCTGCTGCACCGCCACCCGGGCGCCCGGGCGCTCCGCGAACCACTCGACCACCCACGCCAGCCCCGCCGGCATGGCGGGCTCGTCGGCGAGGACCTCGCCGCGCAGCTGCTCGTCGACGTCGACGCCGTCGGGGTCCGCGTCGGGGTCGACCACGAGCCCGCCGGCCGGGCCCGTCGTGACGATCTCGACGACGGGCACCCCCGAGGTCTGCCAGCCGGCGACCGTGATCGCCGCGGCGTCGCGCTCCGCGCTCACCGTCAGCGCGAACACGGCCGCGCCGGCGGCGACCGCGCCGAGGTTGACCAGCGCATCCCACTGCCCCGAGGTGATGACCCGCCCGGCCGTCGTCGGCTCGTCGAAGATGCTCAGCCGCTCACGGCCGAATTGCTTCGGCATGTCCGCCATCGCGCGCCGCTCACCGCGGATGTAGTGGTAGCTGATTCGCTTTCCGAGTGACGGGTTCGCCTGTCTCCACAATCGCTGATCGTCGTAGTCGGGATCGGTCCCGTCCTCGGGCACCTCGGCCGACCATTCGAGATAGGCCAGCCCTTCGGCCGCGTCGCCGCCGGCGCGCCCCTTCCGACGAAGCGACCGCAGCTGCTGCGACCCGACCCGGCCGGCGCTCGACGTGTAGAGCAGCTGCGGGTTGTCGCACGTCGACATGGTCGGCACCTGCGCCGCGATTTCCTCGGGGTCGAGAAACATCGCTTCGTCATAGACGACCTTATCCTTTCCCGTGCCGCGACCCTGCCGACCCGACCTCGGGCCGAACTCGATCCTGCCCCCGCGCAGGGTGGAGATGCTGAAGTCATCGGCGGAGCGCTTGACCAGCGCCGGAGGCACGAGCACCGACAGGTGCGGGGCGGCCCGGATGAGCCCGAGCAGCCGGCCGTACGCGTCGCGGGCCGTCGACATCAGCTGCGCCGTGTGCGCGATCTGCTCGTCGAGCAGGAATAGCCATCCTAGCTCTAGGCATTCTAGGATTGAGCCTTTACCATTCTGCCGCGCGACGATCAAACAGCACTCGAAAGCCTCCCATAGACCCGATTCCGGGTTCTCAGCTAGGAAGATATCGAGCGCAAAGCGTTGCCATTCGTCCATAAAGAGCCCCGCGGACTCGGATAGTTCGACGAATTCGCCCGCCGCGGTGTGCTCAGGTAGCGGATTCGGGTTCGGAGCGGTCCATATCCGGGGCCGCTGGTCGCCCAACAGACCCCGATCGGCGTGCTGCGTCCCGTCGTATCGCCCGGTTCGCCTTGATTTCGTCGAGCCGGGCAGCATCTGCAGCCCCCCTTTCGGCGGGTTCGGGGTCGGATTCGGGGTCTCCGGCCGCCGAGGTCGGCGCCGGCGGGGTCGCTCGGGCCGCTCGGTGCTCGGCGCGCAGGTCGCGGAGCGTCCCGCGCAGCTGCGCGGCGGCCCGGTCGTCGCCGTCGTCGTACGTCCGGGCCAGCGACCGGGCCAGCTCCGCCAGCGCCGAGCCCGCGAGGTCGGCCGGGTAGCCGCGCAGGTCGCGGTTCACCGCGCGCAGCATCGACCCCTTGCCCGTCCGGCGGGAGCCGGCGGGCTCGTCGACGTCGGCGCCGGCGCCGGCTCGGGCTCGGGCCGTCACGCCGGCCGCCCGGTCAGCGATCGTGCGCGCGCGGACATGCGCGCGCCTGCGATTGCGCGCGCGCGGGCGCCTGCGATCGCGCGCCTGCGATCGCGTGCGCGCGCGAGCCCCGCCGCAGGTCGGAAGCCGATAACGGTACTTATGTTCGATCCGCGGCCGGCGTCGACGAGCCGCTGCAGCGGGCCGCCCGGGCGGCCGCCGGAGCCGGTGTGTCCGAACGCACTCGGTGCGGCGAATGGCGTCACCGTCGACGCGCCGGCGGGTGGTCGCGGAGCCACCGGGCCGCCTCCCCCATCGCCCGGCCGTGCTCGGCCGAGCCGCGCGGCGGGTCCGTGATCGCCAGCTGCTGCGGCCGCGGGAGCCGGCGCCAGCCGGCCGGGCAGCAGAACAGCCGGTCGGCGACCTCGGCCCCACAGCGGCACGGGCACGCGTGCGTCCGCGGCCGCCGGCGCGGGATGGCGCGCGCGGCCGCCGAGGTGCCGACGGGCCAGTCGGCCGGGAGGTCGAACGGCTCGGGCTCGGTCATCGGTGGGTCCTCTCCGGTGGGGTCCTGCAGGGCGGCGCCGTACGGTGCCCGGATGACTCACGAGCCGGACCACCCGGCCACCTCCCCCGGCGTCGTCGTCGAGCTGGCGGGCCAGCTGCTCGACGCGATCGCGACGAAGCGACTCAACGGCCGGGCGTCGGACGCGCGGGTGCGGCTGGCCGAGCACATCCGCGGGAGCCGGCCGCCGGCCGACCCGGTCGCCGGCTACGGCACCGGG